TGTAATGTTGGCAATTTTTGACCATTGGCTACCAATTTCGCCATTGGTTAATTCATAAAACCAAATATCTTCGTTGTTGATATTTTCAATATTGATACTGGTTACACGATTTGGAATCTTATCAGTAAAAGCAAGATCATAACTGCTGAGTGTACCCTGTTTAAAGAAAAGAAAATATCCTGTGTTTGTGCTGGCATTACCACGACCATCATTTTGAAACAACATGCCAAAGTTACCAAAATCCCCTGGATCATTTTCAACTACTGCATCATTATTAGTAATTGTTGCACTGACAATTTCAAAAGGAGTACTGATATCGTTTAAAATAACAGAATAAGGAAAAACTGCTTGTACAGTTTCAGGTACAGCAACATTATATTGCTCAGTTAAAATACCATTGATTGTTTTACTAGCAAATGGTTTACCTACTCTTTGACCACTTGACAATGCAGCATTTATAATCAAGCTGAATTGATTTACCCAGTCTGGATTACTTGGATCATTCCAAATTATAGTTTTACGACTGAGGTTGTTACTGCTATAATCAAAAACACTTTCAGTGGTACTGATACTTTGTACTTTTAAAAGACCATTACTTGCACGATTACGATTCGGTATGTAGTTTAATTGCTTAACAAGTTTTAATACACTGTCTTTACGTTCAGCAGTGTCAAGAAAATTCTCACGGGCATTAAGATCAGTACGGAAAGCCAAACTCTGTGCTTGAAAAGCAATAAGATCAATTAGAGCAATAAATTCACTTGATTCAATGAAATCATTATAATCTTCAGCATAATAAGTGCGAAGATAATCAACCATAACTTTACGAATGGTTTCAAAATCATATGATTGAAAGTCTGCTTCACTGAATGTAGTGTAGAGCTTTTTCCAATCTTCTGCTGCAAATAAATTTGTTTGTCTATTGTTTGTTGCCATAAGCCAGCGCCTCTAATACTATTTATAAGGCACATAAACTGCGTATTTTAATATGTTTGTAAATTAGCAGCGCCGGTAGTACCATCAAAATTTATGTTAAGATTAACTAATTCATTAGTTTGTTTTAGTACAATTTGCACATCAAGTAATAAACCTTGGCTTTTAGGTGTTTCGCTTATTTGTATTCTATTGATTAAACTAACTCGTGGATCACTTTTTATAATATTACTGATATCGTTGTAGATTGCATCTTTCAGTGATTCAGTTAATGGGTCAAACAGTCTGTCCCAAATCATGCAACCAAAGTTTGGATTCATTAATTTTTCGCCTTTTCGGATATTAAAATTGTTAAGAAGATCTATAATGATTAAGTTTTTATCAGTTAACATATAAGGACCAAAATCGTTATCTATCGTCCCTACTATTGTAGTAGGACTAGAATAATTAAAACTTTTTGTGCTGAATCCCTTATAAAGTGTCATATAGTATTTAACATCCTTTGGCCATAGCTCCAGCAGCACTAGCACCTTGGGCGGCGTTTCCGGGGGCGCCGCCACCACCACCGCCACCTCCACCTCCACCTCCACCGCCTGAGGTGTTGGTATTTCCACCTGCTGAAACAGGTTCTGGATTCAATTCGTTTCCACCTTGAAAATATTTTGTATTTCCATCTGAATCAGTTGCTTTATAAACTGATTCATTGTCGTTTGTACTAGCTGCTTTTGCTTCTTCTATACTACCTCTGTCAACTGTTGTCACACCAGTAAGCGTAGTTTGAGAAAACTCAGCTGGGCGTGGCTGAGGCAATGGAATGTCTTGCTGTGGTTGAGGAGTTTCAGCAGCAGTATTCTCAACAGGATTATTAATATTAACTAAGTTACCATCTTTCCATACTGAAGTAGTTCCAGTTTCATCTGTATGAAATGCTGTTTGTCCAGTCTCAGATATTGCTTTTGCTTCATCAGCGCTGGTAGCAAATGTACCATCAATTTCAAGCCCTGTGGTTTTTAATGATGCAGGAACGTTTATTGGCGAGCCTGCATCATCAACTTCAACACCATTCTTAAAATATCTGTCAGCTGCATATCCTGCTGCTTCTCCAGTGGCAGGCGGAACATGAACAATAATATCATTTTTAAATGTAGCAGATAGATCCCTAGCAGCATCAATATTATTCATTGTAATAGTTTGAGTTGTGTTGGATATAGCTATATCAGGAGTATCAGTCACATTAGAAACGTTTTGCCCTATCTGTGCATTGTTTGTATTTCTCTCAATTTGTAATTCAGAAGCTTGACTTTTTAATTCAGCTTGTGTCTGTAGATATTGTTCATAGCTGGGTGCATTTGGATTTGTAGCACCAACATTGTTTTCATAAGTTGACAAATCCATTGGGTTTTTATCAATTTGATTGTTAAGATCACTGAGCTGTTTGTCAATTTCTGTATTGCGTTCTAATAGTTGTAAAGTATCCTGACTGGATCTAACACCTTGATAGTTGCTTAATGTATCGTTCCTTGCTGCATATTCTTGATCTAGTGCTGTTTGAATTGAATCAGCTCTAGACTGAAGATTTTGAAGTTCTGCTTTGTCTAATTCAATGATATCTTGAATTGCTGCTCTGTCTACTTGCGAAGCTGCTTCTATTGTATTCCTTAAGTTAGCCTGAAGGTTAGTTAATCCAGTTCTTAGATCTACAATTTGTTCACTGAGTGAATTGATACGTATGTTATAATCAGTTATCTCATTGGGTTCAAGGAATCCACGACCTTCACTAAGCTCTCGCTCAAGTGCTGCTTTATTTGCTTCTTGATTTATAATCAAGTTTTGTCGATCACTGATACTTTGATTATATTGTTCAATTTGCTTCTGTGCACCTGACTCTGTGCTGTCAGCTTTACTAAGTGCATCAGTATTTGCAGCAATAGTTTCTCTCAGTGAATTTATGTTAGTTTGCGTGTCAGATAATGTTGACTGCAACAAGTTTATGCTGTCATTATGAACGTTGATCTGCTCTTCTATAGCAGATAACTGCTGATTAGTAAGTATAAGTGATGTTGCAGGAGTTCCGCCGGCTGTATCAATACCATTTGACCCGTTGGAAATAGGTGGTAATTTAAATCCAACAATGCCGCTGTTAGCTACACCCGGTATGCCAGGATAACTTTGTATATCTGGATAATTGGCGCCAGTTACAGGATTAGTAGATGAATTCAATGATGTGTCATACCCAGCAATTGGATTGTTTAACGCAGCTAAGTCAGACTGTGAATAAGCTTGTCCATTCCAATTAGCAGCATCCGGACCTTCTTTTACCACTTTACCATCTTTAATCACTAGATAATTTTGTGTTTCATTTATTGGTGTAGCTTGTACATTGGTATTTGTTGTACCTGGTATATTAGGAATGTTTGTTGGTGCAACTTGTCCAATAACATAAGAACCGTCGGGATTTACCTGAAGTATTTTATTGTATCCTGCATCAACTGCTGCCTGAGGTATCTGCGGAACATTTGTGTCAATTTGTCTGCCATCAGTTTTAAACACAGTCCCATCAGAATAAGATACTACTTTTTCTCCTGTAGCAGGATTTGTAAATTCATAAGCATCAATCTTTTTACCATCTTCACTTCTAACTTCTGTCCTAATAGAATACCCATTATTAACAGCCCATTGCTGATTAAAGTTAGCTGTGGGATTAGCTTGAGTTTGCCCAGTTGGTGTATTACCGCTGGGTGTTATGCCATTGTTACTGGTATTAGCTAAATCACTGGTATTTCTTTGTGCAGTGCCCGACAATGTACCGTCAACACGAGCAAGTTGACTATTTTCTGTTGCATATGGAATACTTGCTGTACTTCTAGCTAGTGCTGCCTTAGTACTACCAACAGTTACTAAACCAGTTTGCGGATCACGAAGTCCTGGATTTTGACTAGCTATCAATCTAGCTGTTGCACCATTGTCATTGATTTGAGAACCCATGACAAAGTTGTCACTTTTACCAACTGCGTACGGATAAAAATTTGCCAAATATGCATCTGCTCTAGTGGGATTTTCTATTCCATCAAGCGGAGTGTTAGCCAAAAAATCTCCGTGCAACATAACCTGCTGTGCAGGTGTCATTGCTCTAATCTGATCTGTAGTATAACCCAATGCTTTAGCAGTTGCAGGCATAACTTGAAATAAACCAGTGGCGCCGCCTGTAGGATTAACTATTGTTGAACTAAACCCACTTTCTATTTTATAAATTGCCAGCAAATCGTTACCGGCCATATTTTGATCATTTGCAACAGTGTTAACTGCATTGATAAAATCTCTGTCATTTTGTAATGATGCTGGTAGTTTTACTAATGCATCTTGTGTAATTGGGATGTAGCCTCCGCCATTTGGTGATGGACTAAATGTTGGCAGATTCATTATTGCACTATACCCAGGTCCTGATAATCCAGGAGCTACGCTGTAGACTTGTCCACCGGGCAGTAATTGATTTAATGGGGCAACAACACCGCCAAGACTGTAGCTTGGTGCATTTAATGTTGCTGATATTCCCAGCTGAATATAACCACTCAGTGAACTGGGACTTAGGCTACTACCACCATTTTTAATTTGAGGAATAGTTGGACTAACAAATCCAGTTGCTGGACTTGAAAAATCAGTTTGGTTTTCTGCTGCTATACCATCGGGATTCAACATTGTTGCAAGCTGGTCTGGATCCATACCCAAACTCATTGCACAACCCTTGACAAATTGTGTGTAACTGTATACGTCCCTGCCGTTTTCAATACTGGTTATGACAATAGCCATGGTCAAACGAGTCATTGGATCATTGAGATCAATTTCCTGTGTTGGATCAAGTCCCCAATCCTGCATTGCACGTTTTACAAATTCTTGTGCATTTGGTTCTGTCTTAGGTAATAAAACTACATTAGCCATTATATTGTCAGACCTTTTCTCTTGACATAGTTCTGTAATACATCATTAACAGTCTTAGATCCACTGGCTTGTATCAAATCCAGTAACAGTGTAAGAGCTGCAATACCATCTTCTGGAGTTGCATAGACATTAATTCCATTAACTTGACCAATAGCAAATGGATCATCTTTGAGACTTTTGATTAATCCAGGATTGTTTAATGCTTCGCCTGGTGTTAATCCTGCTGTGGATCCATTGTTGGGATCACGAACATTTACTGCAAAGCCACTTGATGCCACTGGCAGTGTTAGGTTTACATTTGTGTACATCACACTGTTGCTGTCAAAAGCATTATACTTTGTAGCATCGCCAAGGTTACTTGCTTGGCCTGCTAAACTACCTTGGAATCCAGGATTAAATTTAATAGGTCCATTTTGATTTGTTACCACACCATAATACTTTGGAACACTAGCAGTTGCACCAAAACTTGCAGCGGCTCCATAGTTACCACTGTTTCCGCCCTGTACACCAGCAGCAGCTTCATAGCTTTTGCTAACTGCTGGACTACTTGTTCTACTGTTGCCGTGTCCATATGGTTCATGAGTTGGACCACTGCACGGAGAAGCAGCGCCAGGCATACTAGCTTCAGTGACCATTTTAGTATTAAGTGTGATACAACCTGCTTTCATATCTACGTGCATCTTACCACTGATTCCAACACACATCTTACCACTTAGATATGATTTCATACCACTTAAATGTAAGTCACCCATACCACCAACTTTAGTGCCCATCATGCCCATTAAGTCAGCAGTCATGCCTTTCATTTTTAAACTTGCTGTGGCAGCAATATCAACTGTTGCTCCAGAAATATGCACAGGTCCTTTGGCATTTAAACATATCTCAGCCGCAGAAACTTCAAACTTTCCGCCTGCATAAGCACGAATATTACCATTGCCATCTAGTTCAAACCATGCATTACCCTTAGCATTGATCAAATAAACAATACCTGCGCTGTCATTTAACAACAGCATGTTGCCATTACTTGTTCTCAAACGAATAAGTTGACTGTTACCTTGTGCATCCCCATCGTCCATGACAAATTGATGTCCGCCTTGTCGACTTCTAATGTTGAGATCTAATTGCTGTGGATTATTAATATCTGCATTATTTGGTATTGCTACCTCTGGTCCAGGAGTACTGATACCAAATACTCTACTGGGAGTTTCTCTAAATGCACTGCTGGTTCCAGGACCTCTGTAAGGGTCTCCTAATAGTCCTTGTCTGCTCCAAACATCAGTTTGATAATCATGCTTGTTAGTTGCAGTCTTGCTCATTTTAAAGAAGTTAGAAGGATCAAAACTAGGATCTTCAGCATTAAAATCAAGCAAGGGTTCTGGACCTTCACCATGCCAACTACCGCTGGCAATGCCCGGCACCATATGTAGATTAGGCCATTCTGGAATACATCCAAACCAATAACCTCTAAATGGGTCACCGTTGGCAAACGTACATAAAACTTTTACACCAACATCTGGAGGAACAAACCACATGCCGTAACTGTGAGGACTACCTGCATCAAAGCCCTGACTTTTACCTCTGGTCACATAACTTGTTGCACCATAGAAAGGCGTACAATAATTCATTACACGCCAATTAGCTTCGTCTTCGTTAGCGCCACCTAGTTCAGGTATCCAAACCATAAGACGACCACTACGCATTGGATCAACGTTGTTTTTAACAATACCAACATATGGTCCAGGACTTAAACGCACACCAGTAGCATCTTCATGTTTAAAATGCTTGGGCGTTTTAGTACTTTCTGTATTCTTAAGAACTGGCATTGATTAATCCTATAAATCAGTTGTTTGAGTATTATTAATTATAGTAGTTTGACCTTGACCAGTAGCGGTTCTTGGCCCAGCAGTGATATTAGGTTGTGCATCTGTTGTAGTACCAGCAGTATTTGATACTTTTACCTGTTTGTCATTTTGAATTCTTATTCTGTTGTTGGTTAACTTTTGAGTAAATTTTCCTTTTCTGAAATTGTTTTCAACTTTGATAACTTGATAGATTCCGCTGAACAACGCTGATGTCTCTGAACTTGAAACATCAAACATACCAGTGGTATCATCATAATCCTTAACTGGACTTTTAAAATTAAACTGAAAACAAGTCATGCTGTCAAAATGTGTTATAGTTCCATTACGCAGTGTTTTCTGTCCTGGCTGCATTGTTGAAACATCGTAAACAATGTTGTCTTGTTGTATCCAGTCTGGATCCCCTACTATTTCTAGATCCAATGAAATTAAATCTCCCTTGTTGTCTAATAGACGTTCCATAAATTCACCAATGGCAATAGCTTTAACGTCTTTAGTACTTGCACCTGTGTTTTGCTGTGGTGCATTTTGTGTCATTAAATTAATTGGGGTTGCAAAGCTGCTGTCACTTGTTTTGTCAGGCAATGCGTCAGTTTTATTTGATGTATCTTCGCCGGTGCCTTGATTACTTTGCGTTGTCATTTCCTCAGGCAATGCTGTAAAGACTTCAAAAAATGCAATTTTATAATCAATGTTTGCTCTGATTACATCCTTATTCAAACCAGTATAGATGTAGTCATACTTCTTTACTATGCATGATTCTGGCGGCGGCTTTTGTCCTAGGTTAGGATGAGGCTCTCCATAATAATCAAAAGTTTTAACAACAAAAGTCACTGCTCTTGAGAAAAAGTTAGTTCTTTCATCGTAGCCTGTTATTTTAAATCGAGGAAAAATTTTCCACATTCTAACTGGCATATTGCTGTCTGGAGCTGGTTTAACTTGATTTTTCATATAATCAGTTACTTTGAGTACACTGTTAATCAGTTCAGTTACCTTAGTTCCAGGAGCAACATTGAATTTGTTTGATTCTTTATTAACCTCTAATGCACCCACACGTCCTGATTGAACTGAGTTTTTTCCATCAGTACCTTTGATACTTGTATAGGTAATAGCATCAACGTTTAATTTTTTTGGATCTAATATGCTGGCATTTAATAGTTCATTATCAAACTTAAAATAATATTCATTGGCAATTTTTTGTTTGCCATTTGAAACTTTTTTCTTTTCAAAGTCATTTAAGGCAGTACCAATGCCTTTAGTAAATGTTGGCTTGTATGTGCTGGGACTATAAGCTGCTGCTTCCTGACGTGCTCCGGCATCATTACTGTTGCTTTCTACTATTGCACCATTGAACAAATCAGCAACAGTTGTTCCTTCAATTTCCATATGAAACGGAATAGTATTATCTAAAACACTTAGGGCAATGTTCTTTTTAGGAACTGCCTTACATTGATATACTGCTCCCTTGTTAGTAATGCTAAATTGCATGGTTACTAAACTCATTGGAATATACTTTGTTGCACCATCTATTTTGTGAGGTTTTCCAAATTTATCATAGCCAAAGAATTGTATTTTCATACAGTAGATCAGTGTTTTAAAATCTTTGCCCATGCCATTACGTAGAACAACTTGAGTCAATCTATTTAAAAGTGTAACAGTATATGGTTCAATGATATCAAAAGTAATATTAATTGCATCAGCACCTTTGCCCTGACTTCTATTGCCAATAATGCTTTCAACTACTAGATTATCAATGATAAAATCAACTGGAAAACTTGGACTACGTGGCTCGATGTCTTTATTTGCACCAGCATTGCTGATCAACAGTTCAGCACCTTTAAGCATGTCTTCTGGATCATTGTCAGGGCCAAGACTGGCTAATTTATTAAATCCGTCAATGGTCAGTGCCCACAGTTGTAAATTATAGGTATAATTTGCCCAATCGTGTAATATATTACTTCGTAAATTTGCTGTAGGTGTAACAGGAATATTTGACATCAATTATCCTAGATTAGCTTGAATAGTAGAAAGTTTAGGAATATAAATTCCAGTTCCTGTTTTAAAATCAAAAATTGGATCTTGTAATTTGTCTTTGTTTCTGATAATGAATACCCACCAATAATCCACAGTTCCGTATAAATCAAAGCTCATAAGATCCGGTCTGTATTGATAGATTGCACTTATTTCAGTATAGATATCATCTGCTTCAGCAGGCAATGATCTAGCAGCCCATAAGTCTAAAAATTTACCTTCTAAATATGGTGTTCCACTGTATGGACTGCTTTTTTTATATGATACATTTACAGCCATTAGATCCATCCTCCTTCACTACTGGAAATAGTAAGTAGACGTCCGTTGCTGAACTTAACAAGATCAAAGTTATTACTGATCTTGTTTCTGCTGTAAGTTGGAATAAGATCAATTGTTATGTTCATTTCTGTTGGAATTCTAGTTAGATAGCCATTGACCTTTGCCGTAATATAATTCACATCATTTGGCAAAGTATATTGAAATTCTTTAACAACAACAGGTATGTGATCAAACATCCATTGACCATGTGCATCAAGATACAACACTGGCGGAGGAGATCCTTTACTGGTACTAGCACCATAAAACATTTTAGTAACTGTTCTCAAGAAATGAATTGCTGCCATGACATATTGTCCTTCAGCTTCAGTTTGAGCACTGAGTTTGCCTTGTATATTAATGCTGTTAACCACACTGTTTGTATAATAAGGAATAGAATAATTTGTATGTAACAAAGATTCAAGTTCGTAATTTGCAGTGTGACTAACTGCAATCGTTGGGGTATAAGGAAATAACAATCCACCTGCTGATTCCAGTGGTTTAAACACTAGTCCTTTACCAATAAACAATCCAGTTTGATCTTTTAATATAACTCTGTTTTCAACTGTATCTGGAGTAGCTGTCAATGCTTGATAGTTGTCCTGAGGCAATGAACCATCAGTACCAGCATTATAAGTTCCACCATAGGGCAAATTACTGTTGTTAAGTCTGTTTAAGCTAGGACTGTACAATCCTGGATTAAGATAATTTGCTGCTCCATATGGATTTGCATATGCTTTAGAGTTAATTGCACTATCCACAATGTTAGCAACAGCCGCAACTGTTTGAATTGCTTGTACTGTTGGATTAGGTGTTGTGATAGAATTTTTACCTGGACCAAATGAGGACGTACCACCAGCTGTGCCTGGTAACGGTCTTTGATTAGTTCCTCTGGCACTGTACGCATTGCCGTTGGGACTGTCAGATGCAGCTTGAATTGCTTGTATACCAGTGACAGTGTTTCTTGTCAGCTGCTTGGTATAAAAATTAGGTGCGATAGGTTGAAATGTTGCCATAATTTTATTACATTTTCCTTTACAAAGATATTTATTAAATAAAAATATGGATATATAATAAGAAAATGACTGCTAAAAGAACCCCATATTTAAACAACAAAGATCTTCTTAAAGAAATTCACAAAAGCAAGAATACTTACTGTAGCTTCTTGTTACCAGAAGATCATGTCTATGATATTATATTGCCCAGCTTAAACAAGATTAATATAAGAACCATAGCTGAAGCAAGACGTAACAAAGCAGAAAGATTAGCAAAACAAGCCTGGGAAGCAAGCCAATTAGCAGGTCAAAAAACAAAACTTGATGACCATGCAGTTGATTGGAAAAAGATAAAGAAACAAGAAGTTGTTTTTCGTATTGTAACATGGGATCACATTCCACTTGCCCCCGGTCGTAAAAAGACACCTAAAACAGACAGTGACTTACACGCTAAAATAAACTTTCCTCCTTTCCAACATTATCGTTTTAATGAAAACGATGAACTTATTTGTGTTGGAAAAAGTCATTGGGAAGGTGGACTTGCAAACGGTTGGTTCAACAAAGATCACGGCAGAATGACTCCCAGTCTTGCTCGCATGTTCATGAAACTATGCGAACGTTTTAGCAGCAAGGGTAACTGGCGTGGTTATACTTACAATGACGAGATGCGCAGTCAAGCTTTACTACAACTAAGTCAAGTTGGTTTGAAGTTTGATGAATCAAAATCAAACAACCCGTTTGCTTATTATACAGCAACTATAGCTAATAGTTTTACTCGTGTATTAAATGTTGAAAAACGTAATCAACATCTACGTGATGACATATTAGAAATGAATGGTCTTAATCCCAGTTATACTAGACAAACTGAAAATTCCATTAAGGCCAAAGAGATTGTAGTTGTTGACATTGATCCCACAAGTTTAATAGGCAAAAGTTAATCTTGCTTTTGCCCAGTATTAGTAATACAATACTAATATGGCAAACTTATTCAAACGAGCAGCACTTTTTACAGATCTTCATATTGGTATGAAAAGTAACAGCTCAATTCACAATCGAGACTGCGAAAATTATATTGATTGGTTTATTGATCTGACTCGTCAAAGAAACTGCGACATAATACTATTTCTAGGTGATTTCCATCATAATAGAAATAGTATTAATATTGCCACAATGGATTATAGTCTGCGTTGCTTAGAAAAGCTAGATGCTACTGGACTGAGAACAATGTTCATTCCAGGTAATCATGACCTGTATCACAAAGACAAGCGAACACTTAGCTCAATCAAATATATCAGCAAATTTAAGAATATTGAACTTATCAACGATCAATACAGCGAAGGTGATGTTTGTTTTGTTCCATGGCTTATTGGTGAAGAACACAAGAACATGCGTAAGATCAAAGATCGTTATGTCATGGGACATTTTGAATTGCCACGATTTTTAATGAACGCAATGGTAGCAATGCCAGATCATGGAGAATTACGTGGCGATGATTTTAGTCATGTTGATCGGGTCTTTACCGGACATTTTCATAAACGTCAAACACAAAACAATATTCATTATATTGGCAATGCTTTCCCTCATAACTTTGCTGATGCATGGGATAATGATCGTGGTGCTGTTGTCTTAGAATGGGGTCAAGAACCTGAGTTTGTTAATTGGTCAAATGGCCCAGAATATCGTGTTATGAATCTTGCACAGCTAATTGATAATCCCACACATTTCTTAAATGACAGAACCTATGCTCGTGTTAACTTGGATATCAGTATCAGTTATGAAGAAGCAAACTTCATTAAGGAAACCATGCTTAGTCAATATGGTGCAAGAGAATTAAGTTTGATTCCACACAAGCAGGAATTAGATCTAAATGGTACTCCAGTTGATACTGCATTTGAATCTGTTGATCAGATTGTAATGAGTCAAATTGAATCAATTGACAGTAACAATTATGATAAAAAATTACTTCTTGAAATTTACACCGGACTCTAATATAATAGAGGGAATATGTTGTTCAAAATAAAAGATTTAACCGTTAAAAATTTTATGAGCGTGGGAAATGCTACCCAGGCTGTTGACTTTGACCGTAGAGACTTAACTCTAGTATTGGGCGAAAACTTAGATTTAGGAGGTGATGATTCTGGTGCTCGTAATGGTACGGGCAAAACCACTATTATAAACGCTCTCAGTTATGCTCTCTACGGTCAAGCACTTACTAACATTAAACGTGATAATCTAATTAATAAGACCAACGCAAAGAACATGTTAGTCACTGTTGACTTTGAAGTCAATGGTCAGAGCTATCGCATTGAACGTGGTCGTAAACATAATGTTCTCAAGTTATATGTTAACGGAGAACACCAAGATGGTTACGATGATGACAGTCAAGGTGATAGCCGTGAGACACAGCAGGATATTGAACGACTGCTGGGAATGACTCATGACATGTTTAAGCATGTGTTGGCACTTAATACCTATACAGAGCCGTTCCTTAGTATGCGAGCAAATGATCAGCGTACTATCATTGAACAACTGTTGGGTATTACTATCCTCAGTGAAAAAGCAGAAAGCCTCAAAGAACAAATAAAATCAACAAAAGAGGCTATCACTGAGGAAGAGATTCGTATCAAAGCAGTGCAAGACGCTAATCGACGCATTGAAGAACAAATCAATAATCTCAAAAAGCGTCAAAAGCTTTGGCATACTAAGCACGATGAAGACATAGTTACACTTGAACGTGGACTTATGGATCTTGCTAATGTTGATATTGAAGCAGAAATTCAAGCACACAAAGAATTATCTGCTTATCACGAACGTGTTAAAAAGAAAACAGAATGCGATAAATGGATTCGTAGTTTGACCGCAGACTACGCCAAAGAAGAAAAGCGTTATCAAAAGCTCAAAGAAGAAATTCAAGACCTTGAAGATCACAAGTGTTACGCTTGTGGATCAACACTGCATGATGCCAATAAGGGTATGATACTTGAGGGTAAATCTAAGCAGTATGCTGATTGTCAAAATCAAATGCTTACACTACAAGAAAAAGCCAACGAGTACCAAGATCAACTCAACGCATTAGGTGCTATAGGTCATGCTCCTAAAATTATCTACGATTCATTGGAAAAAGCATTAGATCATCGTAGCACATTGGAAAAGTTAGTTGAACAGTTAGAACGTCGTCGTGATGAACAAGATCCATATGCTGAACAAATTGCAGATATGGAAACTTCAGCACTGGAAGAAGTAACGTGGGACAAAATCAACACCCTTACACAGATTAAAGAGCATCAAGAATTCCTATTGAAGCTGCTGACTAACAAAGATAGCTTTGTTCGCAAGCGCATCATTGATCAAAATCTAGCTTATCTTAACACTAGATTAGGGGCTTATCTCAATGCTATTGGATTGCCTCATGAAGTTAAGTTCTTAAATGATCTAACCGTAGAAATCACTGAGCTAGGTCGAGAACTTGACTTTGATAATCTAAGCCGTGGTGAACGCAATCGTCTTATACTTTCGTTAAGTTTTGCATTTAGAGATGTATGGGAAAGCTTATACATGCCTATTAACTTGTTGTTCATTGATGAAATGATTGACAGCGGCATGGATACCAGTGGTGTTGAAAATTCATTGGCTATTCTAAAAAAGATGTCACGAGAGCGCAACAAAAGCATTTTCCTTGTAAGCCACAAAGACGAGCTTGCTGGACGTGTTAATAATGTTATGAAGGTAGTGAAAGAAAACGGATTTACCTCATATGATAGCTTTTCAGATTCTTAGTGGTCCCTATTGCAGTGCGGTAAATATGCACTGCAATGGACATAGGACACTGGGAATTTCCACATGAATTTAAAGTTGAAGATTGGTTTGGCTTTATCTATAGAATTGTTGAAATAAACACAGGCAGAGAATACATTGGCAAAAAGCAATTTTACAGTAACTTAACTAAGGCAGTCAAAGGCAGAAAAAACCGTAAGCATTATAAAAAAGAATCAAATTGGCGCACATATACCAGCTCAAGCATAGAACTTAATAAATCAATTGAACTTTACGGCAAAGACAACTACAAATTTCAAATTGTAAGTTTACATAAGACCAAAGGTAGTTTACACTATCGAGAAGTTGAAATGCAAATTATAGAAGACGTCCTCAGAACCCGACTACCTAGTGGCATACGCAAGTATTATAATGGCAACATATCGGCTGTAAAATTTTATCCCCCGGCTCCATTGGCAGAAGAATTGGCACATCAGGCTATATAGTCCCACATCAGTTTAAAATAGAAGGTCTTGCGCCCCGATAATCGCAAAAGTGGACAACGTATGGCCAAACGATAGGCTAAATGATTGCGGCTCTGAGAGAAAGCAACCGCAGCGTTATACATATTCGCTAGTTAGGGTATGATAACGACCGTTGAAATGTCAGCTGAAGTAATGAGGTACCGGTCAACCGCCTCCCTGTTTAAAGACAGTTTTCTGTAACTATGTATGATGGATGACTAAGCAAATGTTATCATCAACTGATCCCGTAAGGGATCAGTATGACTTCAAATCTAGCAAAATGTAAGAGAGAAAGAAAAAAATGTTGTGAGCGAGAGCGA